AACGTCGTTAATTATATCTTGGCTACTGCATCATGCTCGAAGGCACTGATGTCCATATAGGCTGAGTAATCTTCTTCCTCGGCTTGGGTAGGAAGGGGAACGGCTTCCGCCTGTACCTCTGTTATCAGTTTCGCTTCCTCTTTGGCAAGGATACCCACACGCTTGATCTTGCCGTCCTTCATCATCTTGTCGAATTGGGCTACATACTTGGATTGTTCGGTATAGGCTGCCTTGTCGGCTTCGGTCTGCTCAGCTGTATTCTCATTGTAACGGGCTACGGGCTTGCAGGTGGCGATATATCGTCCGTTCTGGTAGATATATACCTCGTTGATGGTTCCGTCGGCATCGGGCAGATAATAGGCATCTACCTTGTAGTTCCTCGGCTCCAACTTTTCGATGATTTCCGGGCTGGGCAGTCCGTATTGGTTGTACATCACCGTGCAGTAGGTGTTCTGCCGGATGGTTGTTTCGGTATGCTGCCCGATGAACCGGTAAAGAACGGCCTTGTCCCAAGGTGCAAGGTTCGGGTTCTGATGGGCGCAAAGCACATCCCATCGGCTCATGCCCGGATAGCGCTTTTGGTTGGGGTGAGGCTGCGCGTTGAAGGTCCGGATGGCGCGTATATCATCGGCTACCAGTTCTTCATAGCTGTAGGTCTTCACCTTGTAGGTGTTGTTCTTTTCGTCATACACCTTCTCTTCCTTCGGGCGGTTGGCTTCCAGCTTGGCCCACCAGCGACCGATACCTACCTGCGTGCGTTTCTCCACGCCGTACTTCTTTTCGCGGTTCTTGTGCTCGGCACGTTTTTCACGCGAGTTCCCGGGGTTACACCAGCGGATCAAGGGGAAAACGGTACCGGCTTGCATCAAGCCGTCGGCAAAGTCGCTGACCAGGTGGTGTTCCACTTCCAGCTCGGCGGGGATATACATGCCGTTCCGGTCCAGGGTCTGGAACATGTTTCGCATGCAGTCCAAAAACAACTCGGTAGTCTTGTACCGGTTGTAGGCATATCCTACCACAGCGCCGCTCACCACATCGTAGGCATAATAGGCTTTCACACGGTTTCCGTCCTTCATTGGGCGCGGCAGGTCGCGGTCGTCAAGAGAAACCTTGCTCAGGGCATATTCACCGATGCTGCGCAGATGATAGGGTCGGTAGGCGTTATTGAAGTCCCATTGGCTCATGTGAAGCTTGGCTCTAAGGGCCTTGTTCTTGGGGTTGTTCAAGATATTGGCTACCGTGGCCGGGCTCAATACCACCGGATTGCCGTCCTTGTCGGTAAAGTCTGACGGTTTCAGCACCTCGCCGGTCTCGGGGTCGTACAGTTCCAGTTCACCTTGTACGAACATATTGTACTGCTCCCACACCGTAGTGTTGAAGGGCTGCTCCGGTTGGCCATCGATGCTCAGCAGCAGGCGCTCAATGTCGTAGGTCACTTTCCGGCGGTTCTGGTTCATGAACTTGCGGCTGATAAGGCTTTCATAGCCGTTGGACTTGAAGTCATTCACACGCTTCTTGAAGCGGTTGGAACTCACGGGCAGGGTATGCCCGAACTCTGCCTGATAGTAGCTGATGGCTCCTGCCAGCTCGCCCCAGTTCACCGGACCGGCCTTCATGGCCTTGCGCATAAAGGTGGCATCGTCCATCGCACGAAGCACGGCTTCAATGACCGAAGCGTTCACCGTATATTCCTGGATGTGTTCCGGCGGCAGGGTGTCGCCGTTGTCAAAGCGGAACCGGGTGTAGAATTCCCGGGCTTTCGCATCGATGTGGTAATGACCGATAAACCAGTTTCTCAAAATATCTTCTTTCATTTCTCCGTATTTTAATTTTATCCGTTCCTGAAATCGCAGGGGCATGGTGGCAATCTCTATCAGTGCATAACTTCCAAGCCCCTTGCCTTGTCGCACTACGTTGATTTCTTTCCTGGCCGCCAGCTTCTTGTAATTGGGTACCGACATGATGGGAGCAAGTTCTTCCATGGAAAGCATGGAGGGATGATGTCCTCGCAGCGCACGGCTCTTGCTGTAGTCGGCCTTTCCGTCTTCCCGAATCACCGGGCGGTCATCGTAGGTCAAATCCTTGTATGATATGCACAATATCTTTCCATAATACTCCATTTCATTGCTGTTTATAAGGCAGCTGCCATCTGTTGGGTCTCGTGCTGCAGCTGCATGAAGTCTGATACAAACTCACATTGGTAGGTTTCGGTCCGTTTTCCGTCCACGTACACGTCCACATCGTTGGTCTTCCGGTGGACTACCAGTTTTACACGGGGACCGAAGGTGCAGGTCATGGTATGCTCACACTCTTCAAAGGTCGTTTCACAGTTGGGGATGAATTCACCGTCAGTCAGCTTGCCGCCTCGTTTCAGGGCGAGGGTGCGGATCCGGCGGGCTTGGTCGCTGTCACGGACAAAATTCAGTGCCTGCCACACTGCCTGGCGGCTGCACTTAAAGGTCTTCATCAGGAAGGTCTTTGTCTCGTTATCTGTCAAAATCTGCTTTCTCATACATCAGTTCCTTTAATTATTATTATCTTTACCGCTGTTTATTAACGGTAACACCATGTTCTTACTTGAAATTTCCATTATAATAGACCCTCATCGCACAGAGGGCAAGATAACCGACAGCATTTGCAATGACATTGCGCAGAAAATAATCGATGTCCTGCTTCCGCTCGGCTTCGAGTGCAAGCGGAATACTCACTGGTATCACCCTGATGAGGAATGTGAGATGCGGGGAATCTATTTTCAGGCACTTGGCATTCAAGCTGGTATAGTAGTTGACGAATTCCGGCAATTACCTCCGCTGGTTCAGATAGCACAGGCACTGTCCTCTCTTTACGATAAGCCCGGGGACCTTTCTTGTTCTTCGCGCATATTACGGGCTGAACCATTCTCTCCGAACAGAAGAGGATAGCCGCTCTCGCTTCTTGGCTCATATATTTCAAAGGAATGCTACCCACTAAGACAAGACGTTCGCCCTTCCCATTGTTTGAAGCCCCAAATCTGAGAGTCCCTGCTGCAAGTTTCTTGTACATAGGAGTACCTATGATACTTTTCAGATTCTTTATACTGATAGACCGTTCGTAATCGTTTAAAATATATTCTTTCATATCGCTTGCTTTTTAGTCGTTATTGCTCATTTATAATTCCTCAATCGCTTTCCGCTTGATGTCATCCGAATCATCCGGAAGTATCTCGTAAAGGCGTGTTCCCTTTTTCAGTTCTTCAATCAGCACCTGCATGGCTTCTTCGCACGCACAGCTCACATTCTCTATCACCCGGTAGGCATCCGAGTTACTGATCGCATCCTCTGTCATGAACTGTCCGGCCAAATCCATAGCCTGGTCGGCAATGTTCTGTGTATGGGCCGCACTGCTTATCATCGTGCGAAGCTTCTGCTTGAACTGGCGTTCAGCTCTTCCTTGGTTTAATTTCTTTGCCATAATCTAAAATTTAGAGGTTAATATCGTGGGGCGCGGGGAATCGAACCCCGGCGGCTTTCTACGCTTTCTTATTTCGCTTTCTCATTTTCTATTTACCAACTTTCCGGCCGTGCCTGCCGCCCCTGCCCGTCTTTCCGGGCTGCCAGTTATCCGGCAATCTATTTGCCTTGTTCTTCTATCATCGAAAGGACAACCTTTCTGTCTTCATCCCAAAGCGGAAGCCCCAATTCGATGGTCCGTTTCACCACTTCCACCTCACCGGCCAGCCTTACCGCTTCTTTGCGGAAATCGGTATCGTCATACGCATGTGCCTTGCCAATCAGGAAGTCGGTCAGGTCGCTGTTACGTTGCCGCATGGACTCCTTTAGGTTGGCATTTGTGTCCTCCAACATCCCTAAGCGAATGCTGATTTCTTTGAGCGATTGCCGGATTCCTCCGCTCGTCGGGTCGTCCATCGCTTTAAACTCCTTGCAGAAGTCATCCTTATACATGTCTGTGGCCATATAAAGCCGGTTGATAATGGCAAATGTTTCTGCATTTACCGCGCATTGGGTTCTTTCCTCAAACTCTTTCTGTGTCATAATCTCACTTATTTTATTGTATTATTCTGCATCTTCAATTTTGAAAGAAAAGCACTTATCCGCCAATACTCTTTTTACAAAGTCTAAGTCGTATCTATCAGCCGAAAAGAAAACTGCCTGATAATCTACACTGGGATAAGCCTTGATTGCTGTTGTATCTACCATCTTCTTGACCAGTCCGTAAAGAACTTCGGCGGTCTCAGCTGTTGCTTGAGCTATAATTACTTTTGCTTTCATTTTCTTTAATCCTTAAAATTCGCTAATCACACGCCTTTTTTGTATATTTGGTGCGCTGTTTACATCTTAAACACGCTGCAAATATACAAAAGATTTCGCCATATGCAAACTAAAGAACAAAAAATATCGCCAATAAAACAAAGAATTTTGCATTTTGCCTCGACTTTAGGCATAAGTAAACGTGAGTTTTACTCCACAATAGGAGTTTCGAGGGGTACTTTAGAAAGTCCTACTGGCATAACTGAAGATGTTATGGCGAAATTTATCGCCAGTTTCCCATCTGTAAATTCAGATTGGTTGCTTACTGGTGCAGGAAGCATGTTAAAAGATGATTCAAACGGCATTAAAACAATAGACGAAGCAACTCCTTCGTCCATGCCTGCCACTTCTATGAACCCATCCATCGGTACACCATACTACGATGTGGACTTTATCGGCGGCTTTGATGAAGTGTTCAATTCACAGGTAAACATACCCGCCACCAACATCGTAATAAGGGGATTCGAAAAAGCCAGCCTCTGGTGTAATGTTACCGGGCACTCCATGGAGCCCAAAATAAACCATGGCGACATCATTGCCCTTCGTCAATGCACACTCAATGACATCCAATATGGCGAAATCTACGCAGTGGTACTGGACACCATCCGTACCATTAAAATCCTGCGCAGGTCGCCGGATCCGGACAAACTGCGCTTCATTCCCATCAATACAGAGGACTACGACGAGCAGGAATTCGACAAATCGCGCATCGTGAATGTCTTTGAGGTCATTGGAAGTATCAGCAAATTCTTCTAATGAGGAAGCACATGCGTCATATCACCCAACAGGCACAATAAGACGCACGCACACACTTTTAGAGGCATTTACAGGGTATCAGGACGTAAAAACAACTGTAAATCAAATGATTCGCGCTATATATATAATGTGTATAGATAAAATAAGTGTCGTTTTTCCTATCTGAAAACAGCGAAAAACGGCACTTATTTACATTTGCCACATTCTTTCCTATTTCGGGCGAACCCTACAAAATCCGAAAAAGTAACCCTAAAAGTAACCCTAAACTCATTAAAGTAGTAACCCTAAACAGTAACCGTAATAGTAACCCTAAACCCAAAATTACCATCCGTAAGGGCATAAAAAAGGGGAGCCATAAGCTCCCCAATCAGCATTCAAAGAAATAACGCCTAAAAGCCTTTCTAACGGCGTTATTATGTCGTTCTAACCATTGCCCTTACTACCGCCCGAAATGAGCGTAGATTGCTTAA